GATCATTTCCACTCCCAATTTCTGTTGCAAATCCAGAAATTTCATCAAGAACTGCCATCATAAGATTTAACCCTTCGTGAGACTCACGTTCTGAGTGTCCAGAGTAAACAGTTACAGAATGATCGAATTCAATAGAATCTGCTTTTGCATTATATTTTCCAGCAAACCAGGGGGATCGTTCTATCTTTGATTTAAATCCCTTAAAGAAAACATTCTTAGCCTGTTGAGCATTTATAGCAACGTTGATAATATCTATTGCATCTCCGCTTGGCTTTCCGAAGTATCTTGCTGGATCTTTGAGACACAATAACTTGTATACAATATAAGCACAGGCCACAGTAGAAGTGAAGTCTTTACCGCTACCTTTACCAAGTTGTAAAATGATTTCATTTTTTGTATATTTTTCATAATATGCCCTTCCTTCTTTTTCTCCCATTAAATCTATCAAATCTTCTTTTTTATAAATTTGACTCATAGCCTCAACAATGTCATATTGAATTGATGACAAAGCAGGTTGTCCTAAATAATCTTCATGTTCAACAAAAGTTTTTGCATCTACTGGTATCTCTGCAAAATAATTATCTTTTAATACTTCAAGGAAGTCATTGAACATCGTGGACAACAGTGATCACCTCATTTTCTTTTGCAAATGAAGATAGTCGACGCATAATCTCATCACGAACTTGTGGATATTCTGATGCAATATCTTTAAGGATACTGACAAGAATTTCTTGCCTTCTTTCAATTTCCATCATTTCTTCTGCTAATTCTTTATTTTCTAAAAGACCTGCTTTTTGAAGCATATCAATACGCTTTGACTCAATGTCCATAACAAGTTTAATCGCTTGTGTTTTTGCAGTAAGATTATTTGTCATTGATGCTTCATCAATAACCTCATATGACTTTGAAATTAATTTGCCATAATGTGTATCTGCTGCTGCAAGTGCTTCTTTGGCACGAGCACGAATCGCAGCATTATTTGATGCACTTATCTTCCATTCATCTATATAGGCAACAACTCTTTGTCTTGGAATTGTTAACTGCTTAGATATTTGCGTTGGATCATTTCCTTTTAAATATTCTTCAACAACACGATTTACCTGATCTAAATGATTTACAAGATCTTCTTCAGTTGACATATTTTCCTTCTAACCTATTAATTTCATCTTTTATGTAAAAGATTGCTTTTTCAAGATCTTGAACAGTTTTTGATTCATCCTTAAGTCCTGCTCTCCAAAGATATTTAAAAGCATTTCCAATATTAAAATTACGGTGTCGTGTGATCTGAATACATTCTACCCCAGAAGGATCGCTAGTATAATGTTCAGGGTGATTTACCTGATCAACTGTAATATGTAGATTATCGCTCATCGTTTACTTTTCCTTAATCCAAATTTAGCAAGGTATACATAAATAGTTTCTAAACTTACTCCGCATTCCTTTGCAATTTCTTCTGCAGTTTTTTTATCCATAAGATAACGTTTACGCATAAAGGTCTCACTTGTATATAGTTTAGCAGACATATAGTTATTTGTCAACTCCCACTGCCTTATCCCAATTTTTTATAGCCCAATGACCTATTCCGCAGGCATCTGCAACGTCATTGTCTGTAATATTTTTATCATATTGAAGATTAATAAAACTAATTGTTCTTTGCTTACGAAGTTCTCTTTCAAAACCCTTTAACCATGAATCTGATTTTCCTGGATTTTGTGATTTAATGTATAATTTTTCATCTTTAGAAATCTTTTTATTGCCAATAAAATTTTGCCAAGTAATTGGTGCAACCTTTCCAATCATCCTTGTCCCAGACTGACCTGCTGCTCCAAGTATGGCTCCTTGAACTAAAGCAAGATCTGCAGCAGTTTTAGGACTATTCATAAATACAGTATGCTCAATCACTATTGCTTCAAACCCTCCATAATAATCAAAAAATGCTTTTACTTTTTGACCAGCATCCATAACCTTTTCATATGTATCTTTGCCTTTAAAGTTAATTTTGCCAACTGACTTTAATGTTTTTTGTTGAGTATTGAATAAAGCAAATGCAAGGCTATTGGTACTTGCATCAATTGCACAAATAATTTCTGGAATAGGACTTTGTATGTTTGAAAGTTTCATTCTTTTATTTTTCTTTTTATTTCTTTTAAAATTTTATTTACATCAAATGGATTTACATTACATCCATAACAGAGTGGTTCGTCATTATAAATAGAAAGTTCATCTCCACAGTTTTTGCAGAGACGAATCTTCCCAATTCTTTTTTGTCTTCTTGAGTGAATATATCTTGCAGCAATTTTTTCTTTTGTTGCAGAGTCTCTACACTCAACTGAACAGTATATCTGATAAGAAACTGTTGTTGCAAAAGTATTATCGCACCAACTACAATGCTTCATCTGTCAATGGCTCCAAGGACTTTATTTTAATATCCCCTGCCTCTGCAGACGCACATGCTTTTTGGATAGGACATGTTTTGCAAATTTTAGAATTTGAACGATAGTTCTTTTGTGGAAGGGTTCTATCAACCCAAGCCTTACGAACAGTTCTCATCCAATCAAATGCCTGGTCTACCCACCGACGGTAATGATCATTTACTTCTACTGGAAGCAAAAGAAGTTCGTGATTATTTTTATTTTCATAAATCATTACTGCTTTTGCTTTTTTAAAAATTTTCATATAAATTAACAGTTGAATGAGGTGTCCAGTTTTTGGCTTTTTGGCAGCCTTTCGATATTCAAAACCCTCATTTAACATGGTTTTAATTTCTCCTAAAAGTTCTTCCCCTTGCCAATCCAACATAACATCGCCATATCCAAAAATTGGTGGATCCTCATGCTTAACTACAAATTCAGCATCTTTTAGAATTCCTGCATTCTTCATTGCTTCTTGAATTCTTTCATGGGAAAGCGTTCCAGCAGTCATATTTGCTGCACCATATGCATCTGCATTATCTTCAAATGTCTGTCCATCAAAAGCCAAATACCAATATCTTGGACATTCTCCATGAGAGTATGCAATAGTTGATGGAGCAAAGGTTTTCTTTGTTTGAAATTTTGGACCACGCAAAGCAGTGTATCCTGAATTAATTTTTTCAATTAATGCTGGTGTATCAAGAAAATCTTCAACTGCTGGCTTAGATTTAATCATAACTTGGTTTAATAAATTTTTTGTCATTATTACTCTTTTCTGTTAATTAATTATACCACGTTAGCGGATTATATATTTTAATGCTGATACCAAATTATTAATTGATTCTGCTGCTGTATAGTAAAGATTTTTTTTTCCTCTATCAGACTTATCTACATTTGCCATCCATGTTGCTCTAAAGGCCATCTTTGCTGCAATTGCTTGAAGTCTAACAAGTTCAATGCTTGCAACTTGTGCTGGTATATCTGGCTTAATAATTATTTTAGCAATAAATGTAAGTGCTGCTGTAAGTTCTTCATCTTCCATATATTCTGCAATTTCAGATAAACCATTTACCATATCTAACGTTGTCTGTTGTTCCATTACCTATCTTCCTTATAGTAGTTATTATAAATATCATTAACTTTATTTAATTTTTCATTATCTATTTCTTTAGAAGTAAAAAATTCATCAATACTGGAAAATTTAAAGAATATCATTTTTAATACATCATCTTTTTTAAAATTCTTTATTGGTCTATAATGAATTTTAGATACTGGGGTTAATACCAATAGATCATTGTCTTCAAGTTCATAAACTTCTTCTTCTATTCCAATACCCCAAGTTAATGTTGAACTTAATTGGTAGTCTAACAATAAATCTGATTGCCCTCCACCATCAAAATGAACTCCAAGCGATGGGGTTTGATTTAGATTTCCAACATACTCTGTATATTGAATATCACTAAGAAAAACTTTACTTCTTCCAATAGGTTTAACTATGTTTGCAATGTTTGTTATTTTTTTTATTATATTTTCTGGAAAAATTATATTATACATATCTTTTCTTCCTTGATTTAAATAGATATATTGTTTTTTTGCTTCTGGTTTAAACTCAATTTGATCTGACATCTTTATAATTTCATTTTTTAAAATTAGATCATTAATAATATTATTTATAATTTCAACTTCATCATTAGTAAAAATATTTTTATGCAATTGCATTTTATTTTTCCTCCGTTAGTTGATCTAATATATCTGCTTCAATTAATGCCAATCTTACTTTTGAGTTTCCTTCTCCAAGTACTATCATTATAGCAGGAGACTTATCTATTCCAGATTTTATTGCATCAGTGCATACTTTTGCCCAAACATCTTTATTAATTGTAAAAGATTTTGAAACTTCTTTAAAGTCTATAACAAAATTTTTCCAAGTAGCATCACCTTTTTGAGTATTTCTACCAGAATTTTTGTGTTGCTTGGCTCCAATTCGTTTTGACTCAGATCTTTCACTCATTTAAAAAATCTTTCTTTTTCTTTTTTGGCTGAACCAGGGAAACTTTTGTTACATGTTTTTTACTACACATCCAAGTAACATCTGCTGTTTCAATCCAAAGTCTTATTGTTTTTACTTCTTCATTACAGGATTTACATAAAAATGTTCCATGAAAAACTTTAAACTTTTGATCAGACATTCAACACTTTATTCTTAATCATATCTTGTAGATCTAAGTCTTCTCTAACCCTATTGATAAAGGCTTCTTTTCCTTGAATTTTTGTTCCATCTTCTAGTTGATACCAAGCACCAGTTCTATTGATAATTCCCATTAATTCTGCTGTATTAACAAGGTCGCCAATGGAATCAATACCGATATCGTTACCTCTAAAATAAAAATCATACTCACCAGATTGGAACCCTGGAGAGGTTTTAGAGAATTGGAGTTCCCAACGAACAGTTCTGCCAATTTTTTCTTCAATAAGTTTATCTCCAACATTAATCTTTCCCTTCAATGCTTGATTATCTGATTCTGATGAAAAAAGTTTAATTACTGTTGACGAATAAAACTTTGTTGCTTGACCGCCAGTTGGTTGTTGACTTGTGTACATTGCATTAATATTATTTCTTGATTGTGAAATTAAAACAAACAATGTAGGTTTAACCTTGTTATTGGCGTAATTAATCATTTTCCAAGCATTGCTAAAATCTCTTGATTCAGCACCAATCTGTTTTGTATTTTCTAATTGCTTTAATTCATCAGAGTCTTTTTCAAAATATATTGCAGGAAGAAGAGATGTTATAGAATCTACAACAATTAAATCTACTCCAGCATTCATCAAATTAGTTCCAACATCAACCATTTCATTAATTGTTCTTGCTTGTGAATAAATTAACTTGCTTGAATCTACACCCAATTTTTCTGCCCATGCTTTATCATATGACATTTCAGCATCAATCCAAGCACAGATTTTTCCTTCTTTTTGTGCTAAACCAATCATCTGAAGACACAAAGAAGACTTTGCAGATGATTTGCTTCCCCAAATTAGTACTTGACGGCCATAAGGTAGTCCGCCTCCCAATGCACGGTTTAATCCAAAACTTGGGGTGGCTGCATATTCTGTTGCTTCTATTGAGTCCCCCATCATAACGCTTTTGCGTAACTTAGGATTGAGTTGTGCTAATACTTCTTCAACTGTTATCATTAAAATCTTACCCCATGTTTTTCTGGTCTTGTTTTATTAAATTTTGTTTTTTCATCAAAAGCATAGTCAAGCGAAATCTTAGTATACCCTGCTTCAACCATACCTGCATAAAGGTCAAGGGTACGGATAATAATATCTGCAAACTCTTTAGCAATTTCTTCCTCACCTTTATCTTTTCTCACTGCCTCAAGAACTTCTACAACCTCAGATACGATCATCATTAGTTGTTTGGAAACAAAAATGTCATCAACATCTTGATCCCAAAACCCTTTTTCTTTTGCAACTTCATGTAATTGCATTGATAAATCATCAAGCATTTATATCCTCCAATGTTGTGGTTCCATCTTTTGTTTTTCCAAAACTAAATTTATATGATTTTCCTTCTTCTATATGCATATATGCTTTTGCAAAAGAAGTTGGAAAGACTGTAACCGAATGTAAATCTCTTGAGGTATCTGCAAGAGTTAAAGAAGCCATCTTCTTTCCAGTTTTTGTAACTCTTGGTTTAAATGATACAACAAACATTTCTTCTTCTGTAAACGGCAATTGTTTATATCCTAAAAATTTTACAAGTGCATTAGACGATCCTTTAATTTCATCTGCAGGAATTGCAGAAACAATTCTGTTGTCATTTGCCAAAATTAAATATGTTTTTCCAGTTTCAATTGTTGTTTGCTCTTCATCAAAAATACCAACACTACCTGTTTTATCAAGTATTTCAACCCTTGACCATCCAGTTCCTCTTTTGATTGCTTTTGCCATTCCCATTAAAACAAATGAGCCCTTTTCCTCAAAGTCACAAACATCTTGAATAAAAGCATAATAATGTGATGGTATTGTAATATTAAATTCTGGCAAGTTTAAATAATCATAAAGATTTTCTTTAATCTCTAAATCATTACGTGGATTATCTGAAAAGGTTGCAGCCCCAATAACCCTTAACGCCTGTAGGGCACGAGAATTTACCCCATTTCCTTTTGTAAATGTAAAATCTTCAAGTTCTTTGTATGAACTAAATGGTCTTGCTGCAATATATCTTTCTGCAATAGTATCAGAAATGTATTTGATGGCACTGAGTCCAAATCTAATTCCCTTACCTTCAATTTTAAAATCAATATCTGAATCGTTAATATGAGGCAGTTTAATACTAATCCCCATTCTTTTTGCTTCAATAAGATATTCAGTTCTACCATCTTTATCTTTTTCATTTTTTAGTAGTGCAAACATAAACTCTAATGGATAGTAGTATTTGAGCCACGCCGTCCAATACGAGAGAGTACTGTAAGCAACGGCATGCGATTTGTTGAATGAATACCCCGCATGAGCCTCAAAATCATGCCACAAGTCAAGAGCAGCATTAGGAGTAATATACCTGGAAGCACCAGAAACAAATTGATCTTTGAACGCATCAAACTCTTTAGCATCTTTCTTCTTTCCGATAATTTTACGAACCTTGTCAGCAGTTGCCATTGACATTCCGCCTAAATGTACACAGGCTTGCATAACTTGTTCTTGATATAAAACACACCCGTAGGTATCTGATGTAAAATCTTTCATTGTTTGGTGAATATATGAAACATTTTGCTTTCCATGTTTACGATCAATATAATCCTTACCAATGGTATTCATAGCACCTGGACGAACTAGAGCATTTGAAGCAGCAAGTTCATTAAAGTTTTTTACACCCATCTTTACCAAAAGGTTTGTGTATGGTGTTGCTTCACACTGGAAAACACCTTTGGTGTATCCATCAGAAAGCATTTGGTAAATATTAGCATCTTCCATATTGATAGACAAAAGATCAATATCTACATAATGATTTTCTTTAATCATGTCTACAGTGTCTTTTAATACAGATAAAGTCTTTAATCCAAGTGCATCAATCTTAATAAGTCCAATACGTTCTGCCTCTTCCATATCAACACCAACAACTGGAATGCGATCTTCTGATCCTGGAGCAGAACGTGTTTCTAGTGGAGCATATCTAAAAATAGGTTCTTTACTTGTTACAACACCAGCAGCGTGAATTCCTGTTCCTCGAATTCTTCCACGAAGTTGTTCTCCATAAATCTCTACTTCTGGATATTTTTCACGAAATTCTCGTGTTGTTTTTGATGTACAAAAATCATCCCAAGTATCTACAAGTTTTAAAACCTTATTAACATCTGCAAGAGGAATATTTAAAACTCTTGCAATATCTCTTACAACCCCTTTATCTTTAAATTCAAGAAATGTTGCAATAGAGGCAACGTGACGATATTGTCTAACCAGATAGTCTTTTACTTCGTCACGACGTGAATCTTGAATATCCGTATCGATATCAGGAAAGTCATTACGTTCTGGATTAATAAATCGGAAGAACAATAATCCGTGCTTGATTGGATCAATATCAGTAATATTTAGTGCATAACAAAGCAGTGAACCTGCAGCAGAACCACGGCCTGGACCAACCATAATTCCTTCTTTTTTAGCCCAAGCAATCATGCTTTGAACAACTAGAAAATAAGGTCCAAAATTTTTGTCTTTAATTACAGAAAGTTCTTCATCTAATCTATCAAGATACTCTTGCTTTTCATCTATACCTCTTGACTTTAGTCCTTCTAGGGCAAGTATCTTTAATTCTTTGTCTGGATTCTTATACTGTACTGGTAAAAGATTAAGTCCTTCTTGAATTCCATAATCCCCAACTTTTTCTGCAATCTTCATAGTATTCTCATACATATCTTCACGAATAATACCCTGAGATTCCATGGCTTTCTTCATCTCTTCATATGAAAGAAGATGAATATCAAACTTATTAAATGACATTTGACGGTCAGCACCATATAAATAATCAAGACGCTTTAGCATATCTCCATGTTTTTTTGACTTATCGTATGTTGCATCTTTTTCAACCTTTGCATGAGAATTCATTAACAACTTAAATTCTTGAATTTCTTTTTGAGATTTATCTACATGGTGACAGTCTGGTGTAACAACAATTTCAATATTAAATTCATCTGCAAGGTCAACCAATTGCCTATTAACTTCAGCACCATTGTGTGGCATGACTTCCATATAAAAGTCGTCTTTAAAAACTTTTTTAAACCATTCTAAATGAGATTTAGCAGTTGCGTATTCCCCGTGCTCAATTGCTTTTGCAATGAGACCACTTAGACATCCAGATAAAACAATAATGCCTTCGCTATACTTTTCAAGAATTTCAAAGTCAAAGCGTGGCTTACTGAAATATCCTTCAGTCCAAGCGATCTCATTAATTTTGTTTAGATTCTCTAAACCAATTTGATTCTTAGCAAGAAGGATAATGTGATTATAGACCATATCCAATGGCTCAGTGCGTTCTGCCTTGGGCCTATTATCAAATCTATCAGCACAAAAATATCCTTCTATGCCAAGAATAGGCTTAACGTTTTTCGCTTTTGCAATACGGTGCAGTTCCCGATGCCCAGATAAAGTACCGTGATCTGTAATAGCCAAGGCTGGCATATTAAGTTCAACTGCTCGGTCAATGTATTCTGCTGGAGTAGCGACACCATCAAATAATGAATAGTGTGAATGTACGTGTAAGCCTACGTAGTTCATATCCTACCAGTCTGTATTTGTTGCAGAGGTAGTTGTTGGGCCATCAAAGCCCAAATAGAACGCTTCTTGTTCAGCATATGGAATCTTCTTAAGTGCAGACTCCAATGGATAAGGCTCTACATCCTTCCAGTCGAAAGGTTCCTTATCTGGTGCTGATGGAATAAGTGTGTAATTAGTTTCAGTTCCCTGACCATTACGCTTTAACTTCCA